CCAGTTTTCCTTGAAGAAGATCACGCTGTCGTTCTGCCGCGCGATCCCCGTAAAGCCGCCCTCGCTGCCCACCGTCGCCGCATAGCTGTCCGTTGAAATACCGTCGCCGTATGCCTGCCAGTTGGTGCAGTCGCCCTGCTTGCAGCTGTATATCTCATGGTTCTGGCTGCTGCACGTCCACAGGCGGTTGTCCACCTCCAGCATCATGCCGCTGTCCGCCTGCGGCATCACGCGTTCCACCGTCAGCGGCCCCGTGTACGGCACGCTCCTGTCAATATTTGCCTTGATCACGATGCACTGCCTGTCCACATAATAGAGCTTAAAAAAGCCGCCGTTGAGCACCTCCAAATAATTGCCCCAGTCATAGTTGCTCGACCACGGCGTCAGTGTTGCAACGCTGTGCACCATACCGCTGAGCTTCACCCAGTCGCCCTTTCGCAGTCCGGCAAACAGATCCGCGTTCGTGCCGTCGTTGCGCGAGATCTTCACATAATAGTTGTCGATTTTCACAAACCGGCGCAAATCGCCGTATGTATGATATTCCTCTCCATCTATAGTGTGGGTTCTGCCGTCGAGTATATCCGTACATCGGTACACGCCGCTTGGATTTTCTCCTTGTGCTTCCACCGTCTCACCGGACTTGATGGTTACCCATTTTGTAAAATATGTATCCTGCCACGGCTCCACAGCATCCTCTATTTGATATTCGTTTGGCGGATTCGTCTGCTTATAATAATCCTCTAAGCCGCTTGCTTTTTCATAGATGTAGTTGACCGTTCGCGGCTTGCCGTTGTCGTCGAGCTCCACCTTCTCAATCGAAAAATCCCTAAAATGAAGGTCGCGTCTATACCGGCTTCCGCTGTTGAACGTCGCCACGTTCAGCTCTTCGGCGCTCACGCTCTGCGTCGTGCCGGAAAAATCCATCGGCACAAACGTCTCTGTGCCGAGGTCAAACACCAGCCGCTCCGGCATCATCACCACGCGGTTGCCATACAGCACCAGCTCATGCTTTGCCGCTGTGCCGTCATACGCAAAGCCCGAGTAGCTCTCGCTCCCCACGTGCAGCGCACCGGCGGTCATATAGATAAAGCGGTTGTCGGCGATCAAAAGATTGCTCACGATCCCCGTCATGCCGCTTGCCGTGCAGCGCTTTTTGCGCGTCCGCAGGCGCGGATAGTCGTCGCCGCTCAGATTCTGCATATCGCAAAATTCCGTAAACACCGCGCTGTCGTTGCCCGACACACGAGAAAAGCCGGTGTTCACCGTCCTGTTCAGCCCTCGGAACAGGCTGATATGCGTGCTCGCCTTTCGCAGGCGGTTGATCTCCGGAAACATACGCCCTCACCTCTCAGTAATGATAATTGTAATTACTTTTTTGCCGGTGCGTCTGCCACCACCAGCGCTTCAAGTCCATAAACGTGTCGCGGAACACCGCCATGTCGTTGAGGTACCGCTCGCCTTCCTCCGCCAAAAGGTCAAGCTGACTCACGGCGTACTGCACATAAATGTCCTCAAACGGCTTCGGCGCGCACAGCTCCCGTTCGTGGTAGCTGTCCAGGTCGATCGCGCCGCCGTATTGCTCCATCATCTCCGCATCTCCCTCGCGTCCGCTCACGATGTCGCTCAATATCATGTTTTCCGCTGTCTCGATAAAATGCACCAGCTGCTCGTCACCGGCATCATATCCGCACTTTACCGCCTTGATCGTTTCGATCACCTTATCAACCGTCATGTGTCCGCACATCCTTTCTGTCTTATGCTAATTGTACCAAAATCCCACCCCAAAAGGCGGCACACCGCTGCCGCGGTGGGCAGTTCGCAAGCGTGACGCTTGACCCAGTCCGCGAATCGGACGTTTGATTTGTAGATTGCCTGTATAGCCGCGTTCAAACAAAAATGGAATAGCACAACCGTTTTGCAAAATGCATTGTGATTATATGTGTAGGGGCGAACCCATGTGTTCGCCCGAGCCGCGCTATCCTGTCAAACCGTTTTCCCAAGGAAAACGCAAAAAAACGGAGAGCCGCAGCCATGCCGCAGCTCTCCCAAAATCACATTTACTTTTCAGCGTCAGCCCATCTGCGCCATTTCCAGCTCCTGACGGGCAAGCTCAGCCGCACGCCTATCCTGCAAGCCCAGCGCCGCGTCACGCTGCACCTTGGCGTTCTCAACGATCTCCGCCACGCAGCGCGGCACCTGCACCGTCTGTCCCCTCGGGATCAGATACTGCTTGCCGTTCAGCGACACCTCGATGTTCTTGTTTCCTCTCATGCTGCCAAGCTCCACATGGATGTCCACAAGCTCCATCGCCTTCTCGTTCTCGCGCTGCACGCGTTCCAGCTCTGCCTGCTCCGCCAGCAGTTTCTCATTGGACGCGCCGCGCAAACGCTCCTCGTTCGCCAGCTTGTCCTTCATCAGCTTGACGTCCGCCAGCAGCTCCTCAAACGCCGCCTTCGACAGCGTAACGGTTTCCTCTGCCGCTGTCAGCGCATTCTCCGCAGCTGCCGCTGTCTGTTCTGCTTCCTGTTTTTTAGCCATGCGGCTTTATCCTCCTTTTATCAGCCTCTCGCCTGCGCGATCAGATCCCAGTTGTTCTGCGTCTCTGTGTTCAGCGTCGCCGTGCTCTCGATGCGCACCATGCAGGTCTGACCGGTAATGCCGATGCCGTGGGTCGTCTTCCAGCCCTGCGTCGCCCTCTGGTTCAGCGGGTCGCTGGTGCCGCCCGAGCCGTGCGGCTTGATGATGGTGTGCATGCCCTCGCCCTCGATCTCCACGGTCTTGTAGGCGTCCTTGCCGAGCACCAGCGTCGAGTACACGTCATAGTGCGTCGCACCGGCACCGGCAGCCTGCTTCCACACCTTCGCAAAGGTACTCACCACAAAGCGCACGTTGCCGATCATGCCGATCTCGCCCTTGAAGATCCTCGTCGCGGCGCTGTACTGCACGATCGAGATAAACTTCGGGTCGTTTATCACATCATACTTGCAGTTGGGATGGATGATCGCCACATAGCTGTCGCCGATCGGCTCCGCGTTCTGCACCTCCAGATAGTTGGCGCCACGGAAAACGCAGTCAACGGTAAACTTGCTGTTCGGTCCCAGCGCAATCCTCGAATTTACTTCATTGACCGTGCCGTTTACCACAGCCGGTGCATAAATGACCGACAAACCGGCGTTCAGCGCCTCGCGGTCGATCTCCTCGATAGTTCTACCGCTCTGACTCGACAGCTCCTCCGCGTCGTGGATCAGCACGTCGTCGCGGCACGCAAAGGACGCAAAGTCCGTGATCGGCGTGTACTTGCCGTACTGGTTCACCGCGATCTCCACATAGTAGAAATTCATGAGGTTGCCCTGCGGCGTCACGCCCTCCTTGAGCGGCGTTGTCGCGGTCGGATAAGGCGTCAGACCGCGGATGTTCACCACGTCGCCGCTGTGCTTCGGCATCGTCAGCTTTTCGCCGAACTGACCGTGCACCAGCTTGCCGATGTGGTTCTTCATGAACACGCGGTTATAAAATACCGCCTTTTCCGGCGTAAAGTCGTTGCCGGAGGTCTCAATGGTGTTGCCGTAGCCGTTAACGACATAGCCCTGTCCGCCGTTGGTCGCCCAGTTGGTGCCGCCTGCGTCAACCGAATAGGCAATGTCAAACATGGCAAGAATCACGTTGATATATCTTCTCTTCTTCATCTTTTCAAACTCCTTCCCACAGGAAGCAGTCAGATCTTTGCTTCACCGCGCCGCACCTTTTCGAGGTAGTCGTCAAACTCCTTGTCGTTCATGGTCTGGTATGTGCTCACCTTCGACGGCGCCCCGGTTTTCAGCGCGTTTTCGCGCGGTCGTTCGCGGTTTGCCTGCAGCGTCTGCGCCACGGCGGAGGCGGTCGCCTTGCTCACGCGCTTGATCTGGTTTGCCCGCAGCTCGTCGGCGTGCGCCAGCTCATAGGCAAAGGTCACGTCAAACACCTCTCCGGCGGTGCCTGCCGCGCGGTTCTTCTCCTCGTTCTGCGCCGCCACAAAGTCCAGCGCGGCGCGAAACTTCGCGTTTGCAAATTCCGCGTCAAAGTCAAAGCCCGGGTACTGCTTCGCGGTCTCCCTCGCCAAGCCGCGCAGCCGCTCATGCAGCTCGTTTGCCTGCCGGTAGCGCCGCAGGTTCTCCAGCTCCTCCTGCTGCGCCGCCGCGTTCTGCCGCTGCTCGTAGTCATCAATAAACTCCTCGGCGGTCTGTCCGTTGTCGATCGCCTGCTGCCGCCACAGCTCCCTGTCCCCTCTCAGCGCGTTATAGATCGCCTCGGGGTCGTCGCTGCCGTACTTTTCCGCCAGCAAATGCAGCACCTTGTCCGAGCGTGCCGCGCGGTTTTCCAGCTCTGCGCGCTCGCGTCCGAGCTTCCCAAACCGGTCCTTGATCTGTCCCTCCACGCGCTTGTGATACGCATCCTTGAACTTGCCCTTGATCAACTCCTCAAAGGCGGCGTCGGTGTCCTCCTGATCTGCTTCTCCGTTATCGTTATCGTCTGTCTGTCTCGTTTCGCCCTCTGCCTGCGCCTTGTCCGCGTGAAAAGCCTTTTGATAGCTCTCCATCAGATCGTCACTCACGCCGATCTCGCGTCCGCGCGCACGCACATCGGGTCTCACTCCGGCGCTTGTGGGGCTGCCGTCTCCCTCGCTGCCGCCCGTGCCGGTCGCTGCGCCTGCGCCGTCGCCGTCAAACAGATTCAGGATGATTCCGATATAATCTCTTTTGTGCATAGATGCCTCCTCACGTCTCTCCGTGGTGTCCTACTCGCGTCTTTCCGCGGTGCCAGCCAAAAAGCCACATCTTTCCGGCGTTTATCCCATTTTATCAAAAACAAAAAACAAAAGGCGGCACAACTTAGGCGCACACCAAAACCACGTCCTCCGCAAAGCTGTGCGCATACAGCTCCAAGCCGGTCACCACCGCCCTTGTGCCGTCCTTGTAACGCTCCATCAGCGCGCCGTCCTCGCAGAACACCGAGAGCAGCGTGTGCCCGTAGCCGTACTCCATCGCCTCCACACGAAAACCGGCGTTCTCCTCCATAAAATCCTGCGTGTATTGCAGCAGCGCCTGTGCCAGTGCCGAAATGCTCACGCACACATCGTGTGTGCAGTGTCCGCGCACCGAGAGCGTAAACGTCCGCTTGCCGTTCTGCAAATAGACCGTCGTCACAGCACAGCCCCCTCTCCCGGCGCCTGTGCCGGTGCGCCCTGCACCTGCTGCATTCCCTGCGGCATACCCTGCCCGGGCGTCACCGCCTGCGCCGCCTGCTCCGCCAGCATGGCGTTTGCCATTTGCAGCTGCTCGCTCAG